GCCAGTTCAAATACAGCGATTAAGACATGATATTCAAATGTGGCGTGAGGCATGTTCCGAAGCAGAAAGACCTTTGCAATTTTTACCGCAAAGAGTTAAAATGCAAAGAATGTATTTAGATGTGGTTATTCAAGGACATACTTTTGCATGTATGCAAAGGCGAAAATCATTAACTTTACTTCGTGAGTATAATTTCGTTAATGGTAATGGTGAGCCAAACGAAGAAATAAACAAGCTATTTGCTCAAAAGTGGTTTAATGAGTTTTGCAATTATGCTTTAGATGCTCAATTTTATGGCTATTCTTTAATTTCATTAGGCGATTATATAAATGATGCTTTCCCAAAAGTATCAATTGTAAGACGTGCAAACGTAAGCCCTGATAGATTAAATGTTTCACCAATACCTTATTCAACAACTGGACCTTTATTTTTAGAAGAGCCTTATAAAGATTGGCATGTATGGGTAACTACACCAACAGAGCATGGAATTACTTCATGTGGCTTTGGTTTACTTTATAACGTGGCTTTATATGAGATTTACTGCAGAAATATATTAGGGCAAAACGTAACGGCTGCAGAATTGTATGGAATGCCAACAAGAGTCGGCAAAACAACTAAAACAGAGGAATCAGAAAGAAGAGAATTACAAGCTGCATTATCCGACATGGGTTCAGCTGGGTATATCTTATTAGATATGATGGATGAAGTTGAATTGATGGAGTCTTCGCAAACTGGAGCAGCCTATAAGATATTTCAAGACCTTGAAATGAGGTTGGAAAAGAAAGTAAGTAAAATTATTTTAGGGCATGCGGATGCAATGGATTCAACTCCTGGCAAACTTGGCGGAACGGATGGCGAAAAAGGTGCAGCAGCTTTAGCCATGAGGGATATACAGTCAATTGACGGGGCATTTATTGAAGATATAATCAATGGGTCTTTGTTGCCTAAAATGAGAAACTTAGGAGCAAATATACCTGAAGATGTAAAATTTGAATTTGCTAATAACATAGAGGAACAAGAGGAAAGAGATTATCAAATTGGATTTGCTAAAAAAGCAGCTGATTTAGCGTTAACAATGTCACAAGCTGGTTTAACAATGGATGCTAAGTATTTTGAAGAAGTCACTCAAGTGCCAACTACTAAAACAGCAACACCTGAACAAGTAGTAGTAAATAGAGTTAAAAACAAACTAACTGAATTATACAAGTGAACTATCCAGACAAAAAAATAGAATCGCTTATTGAAGGTATTTGGACGGGTAAAATAACGCCTGAAAAATTACCTGTTGATTTGTATAATGCCATTTCATCTTACTTAGAAAAAGGATTATTCAAAGGATTTGGCGGTGACTTAACTGACTTTTCAGGAAGTAAGTTAGAATTGTTAAAAGAATTAAGAGAAAATGTTTATTTGTTTTCAGGTGCTAAAACTTATCAGACTGTTTCGGCTATTTCATTAGTCAAAGACGATGAACAAGTTTTATCATTTAGAGATTTCAAAGAATTTGCTATAAAAGAATACGACCTATACAATAAAACATGGGCTGCAGCAGAATATGATACAGCAATAGCTAATTCGCAAAATGCAGCAGCGTGGGCAACGTTTGAAGAAGATGCAGACATTTTACCATTGCTAAGATATTCGGCTGTAATGGATGCTAATACAAGCGAGATATGCGCTCCGTTGGATGGGGTTGTTTTGCCAGTTAATGACCCGTTTTGGGATAAATTCGCACCAACTAATCATTATAATTGTAGATGTTTATTGGAGCAATTAGATGAAGGCGAAAAAACAAGTAAAGAAAAGGCTGATAAATTAGCTGAGACGGTAGGTAGTGAAATGAATGATGGCTTTAAACAAAATGTAGGTAAAAGTAAAGACTTATTTGGCAAAGACCATCCGTATTTTGATGTGCCAGCAAAAGATAAAGATTTAGCTAAAGAAAATTTTGGATTACCATTACCTGAAGATATATGAACATAGCACAAATTATAAGCGGATTAATTGAGCAACGTGAGAACGCTCAAATAGCACATTGGCAAACAACAAGCTATTCAGAACATAAAGCAATCGGTAAATTCTATGATGGATTAAGCGATTTAATGGATTTATTTTTTGAGACTTATTCAGGTAAATACCAAAGACCAGTAATTGGAGGGTTAATGAATATAAGCAAAAGAGAAAGCACATTAATAGTTGATGAAGTGTTTCGATTGGCTCAAAATGCAGAATACGAAGTGTCTAAAGATTCAGACTTGCTGAATATTTTAGCGGATATTAAAGGATTATGTAATCATACTAAATACTTATTAACATTAAAATGAATTGGAAAGAATATAAATCTCAAGGAGTCCAAAGTGTAGACATGTGTGCAAGTGTAATCTTTCAGCATAGAAAACGTTTTTTACCAATAAAAGCTATACATTTGTATCCACGTATGTATGAACAATTCAAATCATTTACTCAAAAGAATTTAGGTCGTGATTTAGAAGATGGGGAGCAAATAACTTTTGATTCAGTAGAAATTGTAAAAGGATATTCAAGTCAAAAAACGCCTTTAGTTATAGAGATGTTTCAAGAAAACTTTAATATTGATGAAGCGGTAAAAAACATGGTAGGTAAAGCATGAACGGGTTTAATTTTGATAGGGTTATTGCTAACTTAGACAGAGTTAAAAAGACATTGCCAAAAGTAATAGGCAATGAAACGCAACTATTTTTTAATTCATCATTTAGGAATGAGGGGTGGGATGGCAACAAATGGCAAGACCCAAAACGAAAAGATAAAAAAGGCTCAAGTTCTCGATTAAGGTCACAAACATTAGTACAATCAGGAACATTAAGACGTGCTGTCGCTCGTAGTTTACAAACAGCTACATGGGAAAAGATAAGTTTTGAAGTAAAAGACGTTGCTTATGGTCGTGTTCATAACGAGGGTCTACCAATGAAGAATGGGCAAAAAATGCCACAACGTCAATTTATGGGCGATAGTAAGAAATTAAGAGAGATTCAATTAAGTAAGATAAAATCAGCATTCGATAAGATATGGGCTTAAGGAATATATTTGAAGATGTGATTTCAGTAATCAAAACCAATACGTCTATTGATTATGTAAGGGTGTGGAACGACCAAGTATCTTTAATGGAAAAAGGTGAAATATATTCATATCCTAATTTAGCTTGTTTTATCGAAATAGTATTGGCTAAAAATGGATTAGGATTAGGAATAGTTGGTGGTGATATTAATATCAGATTTCACATAGTACATACTGAATTAGATGCGGGAGGTGGTACAATGGAGCAAAATTTAACTGTATTTCAATGGAGGGATGAACTTATAGATAAGCTAACTTATGTTGAAAATGGCAGTCTTTCAGGCTTTCAATTGGTAGGTGAGCAGCCAGACTATTCTCATTCAAACGTGTATCATTATGTAGTTGAGTTTATAGCACATTACATAGATACTACTGGAGATGTGACTAAAGAATGGATTTTAAAAGACCCACCAACGGATTTATTAGTAACAGGCGAAATAATATAAAATGGCAAGGCAAGTAAATGAAATATTAAACGAATTAATAGCAACTAAAAATACGATTGTAGAATTAAATGTATATAACTCTACATCAAGACGTGCTATTTGGAGATTATGGTTGTATGTGGTAGCAGTGTCCATTGCGGTGCTTGAACAAATGCAAGACTTATATGTCACGCAAGTCGAAGCAATAGTGGCACGCTCCGCAGCAGCTTCCAAATTATGGATTCAAAATAAAATGTTTGAGTTTCAATATAGTGCAACTGACCCGCAAGTAATTCAGCTAATTAATACCATACCTCAATACCCAAACGTGGATTCAAATTTAAGAATAATAACAGCATGTGCAGTGACATCTCCGTTTCCTAATTCTGTAAAAATAAAAGTTGCTAAAGGTTCACCTTATGTAGCTTTATCAGGTGGCGAGGTGAGTGCAGCGCAAGACTATATTAATACAATTGGTTCAGCGGGAATTAATTATGTTATTGAAAGCAATAATCCTGACCGATTATTTATTGAGGGTGAAATATTTTATAGAGGTCAATACTCTGCAGTAATTCAAACAAATGTAATAGACGCTTTAAATGCTTACTTTCAGCAGTTATCAATTATTAATTTTAATGGAGCGTTAAAGATTTCAGATTTAGAGGGTATAATAAGAAATGTAGTGGGAGTTAATGACTTAGTATTAGTTAACGTATCGGGTCGTGCGGATTCAGTATCATTTGGTAGCGGTACTAATTTAATTGTGAATAGAACGCTTGTAAATAGAGAATACAATTCAGTAGCTGGATATTTGATTCAAGAAGACACAGGCGGTGAAACATTTGCGGATAAACTAACATTTACACCTCAATAATGAGCATATTTAATATAGATTACTTCAAAAAAGTACAAGAATGGTTGCCACCAGATAAACGGGGGTTAACAATGATTCAATGGGTATGGTTATTGATTTCCGAAGTATCTAATCTTTGGAGCAAAGGCATAGATATTTATAAAAACGGATTTGCGTATTCACAATGGGTAGCAGGAACTTATAACAAAGGTACAAGAGTTAAATACAAGTCAAATGTTTGGGAGTCATTGATAGACTCTAATACAGATGTGCCTACGTCATCAAATTGGAAGTTATATTTGCCGTCATTTGTTGGTGTTGATGAAAGACAACTATTTAATGGTCAAAAATTAGTTTTAGAATACGCTTTAAATAGGTATTATTCAACTGTATTTAGGCAACCTAATTTAGTATCGGACATTTATATTGATAATTTGCCACCAAGATTTGTTGGCTTTATAGTTGGAGAAACAGAGGGCTCTTTAGTTTCTCAAACCGATACTGCGGGTAAATCTTTATGGAATCAATTTACAACTTACAATGCAAATGACATAGTAAAGTACAATGGTCGCATGTATTTAAGCAAAATAAATTCAAATAATGATGCTCCAGATATACAAGCAAGTTGGTTTATATCCGATACAATAAATTACGACAATATATTTCAAACTATTTACAATTTTAATGTAAACGTGCCATCTGCTTTATATTATTCAACTTCTCCAAATATAGAATTTGAGATGCGACAAATAATAGACCCTTTAATAAATTATTCATTAACATACACAATAACACCTTACTAACATGGGATTAATTTTAAATGTAACACCAATTACGGACACAGCGCAAATGCCTTTAAAAAAAGGAACTTTGCAATTTTTACAAAACGCTTATAATATTAACTTTTTTCACGTCTTACAATCTTTAAGTGCGACTGGAACAGTATTTAATAGCACTACTCCATACGTACTATATGGATGCAGAAATACTGGTGTGTATCCAAATTATAATATAAGCGCAGGAGTTGTATTGTATGGTTTACAAATATATGCGGTAGATGCTGCTTCATTTACAGTTACGGGTTCAGATGTTCCCGTTATGAATATTGTAACAAATCAATACACAACAAATGCTGACCCAGTTACGTTAACAGACGGCTCAACTGTGAATATTCACAATATAAATTCAATGACAATCACAGCGGGAGCGAGCGGTTCAGGAGATGTGAATTGGTCTAATTGTATTTTTGATGAATTTTCAATAAATGCAGAACGAATAAATAGGCAAACTGCAGATGCTGCTTTACAAACAGAGATTGATAATATTTATGATATATGGCAAGGGATAACTCTTGATAGTTCAAATGTAACAGCAACAGGGGGAACTATTTCACCTATTACGGGAACATTAAGATACAAAATAATAGGCAAAACTGTACTTATAAGATTTAATTTTACAGGGACATTGGGAACAACGCCTTCGGCAGTATTAATTGATTGTTCTTCTTTTTTATTTACTGATTTCTTTAATGATAGTAACAATCTCGTTTATATAAACGGGGCAAGCACATCGGCTGTTGGGAAAATAGTAGCAGACGGTTCATCAACTGATTTAATTATAACATCTTTGAGTGGGGTGAATTTATTAAACGGCTCTCATTTTTTTAATGGTTCAATAACAACGGAAATTGGATGAGTGTAAGTCATACAAGAAGGGTGGTATCTTATTTAAGACCTAAAGCACATTTTTTTACAACAAATATGTCAAAGGTTGAAGAAATAAGCGTTTCTGAAATTATCAATATGGCTTTAGATAATTATTTTAAACAGCTACCCGAAACAAAAAGACAGCAATACCTTAATTCTAAATAAGTAAGGTGGCACACATAGCAAATAGCATCCAAAAAGGGTGCTATTTTTGTTTTATGTTATACTGTCAAGACCCAACAGCAGATACCCCAATAATGCATATTAATAAGCATATTGGCTTTGATGAACAAGAAGGTCAAGGTATAGATGGTTCTTTATTTCAAGAGGAATTGCTTATGTTGGATAGTATGGGTAAAAAATCTATTCAAATTTGGATTAATTCTCCAGGCGGTGTAGTAATGGATGGATATAATATTTATTCAGCTATTCTAAACACTAAAACGAAAGTAGATACTGTCAATGTTGGCATAGCAGCAAGCATCGCAGCGGTTATTTTCCAAGCTGGTCGTAATAGAATAATGAGTGACTACTCTTTATTAATGTATCATAATCCATACGGAGGTGACGATTCAGAGCAGTTAGATAAAATGCGACAATCTTTAGCCATTATGATTTCTCAAAGAAGTCAAAACAGCGAAGATAATATATTAAAAATGATGGATAAAACCACATGGATTTCAGCAAGTGAAGCATTCAGAACAGGAATGTGTGATTCGATTGAGGTTACAAGTGAAAAAAATAAAAAAAGAATGTCAGGTGACCAACCAAAGATGCTTTGGAAAGAAGCCACACAAATAGTTAACAGTATTTTAATAACAAAAACAGATAAAAAAATGTCAATGACAAAAGTCACAAACAAATTAGGTCTGAATGAAGACGCAAGTCAGGATTCAATCCTTGCTGCAATTCTCGAAATTGAGAATAAGGCAGAATCAAAATCTGAAGCATTAGATAAAGCGGAAGCTGAATTGAAACATGCTAAAGAAAAGTGCGATGAACTTGAAAACAAGTGCAACGAACTTAAAAAACAAGCGGATGAAGATGCAGAAGCGAAAGCTAAAGCAGAAATGGATGCTAAAGAAGAAAAAGCTAAAAACATGGTAAATGATTTTGCTAAGCAAGGTCGTATCAAAGTTGAAGCAGTTGATTCATGGGTTAAAACAACTCTAAGCATCGGATTTGAAGAAGTAAAAGCAATGTTGCAAGAACTTCCTATTCACAAAAAAGCAGCAACATTTGATATTGAAAATGCACTTAACGAAAAAGATGCAGAACAAATCATGTCAAACGCAGCAGCAATTGCAATGAATGACATTAAAAACAAATTAAGTAAATAAACAATAAACAAATAAAAAATGGCAGAAGCATTAAACATTCAAGACACCTCGTGGTCAGGTCCAGCAGCAAGTTACATGATAACTCGTGCGGTAGTTGGGGCTGACACAATCGAAAAAGGCTGTATTTATGTACAGGACGGAATCAAAAAGAAATTCACTATCCCTCGTGTTGAGGTTAGCGGTTTCATGCAAAGAAGAGCAGCAACACCAGTATCTCAAGGTGCTGTAGTAGTAGATGGTCAAGTTCTTGACCCTCAAGACTTGATGCTTTATTATGAATTTAACCCACGTGATTTCGAAGCGCATTTCTACGCTGAAAACTTAGGAGAAAGATTGTTGGATAGGGTATTGCCTCCAACAGCAGAAAACTTTATTATGCTACAAACTATGAAGCGTTTGAATGAGTTTTTTGAAAACGCAATCCACAGAAGCCGTAAAGACTTCGATACTGCAGGAGCAAATGTAGACCCTACTACTAAAGGTGAGGTTGCAGCAGCAGCAGATTATTTCTATTTTGATGGTCTTATTAAGAAACTTTTGGACAATGGTTCAACTGCACTTGTAACATCACCTAAAGAACTAATTGCAAGCGGTACTCCATCAGGTTCTCAAGAACTTATCAGAGATGCAATGGCTCGCGCTTTGGCTTTGGTAGCTTCAACAGCAAACACTAAGGCTTTACTTGGTAAATTCGGAAAAGCAGGATTGAAATTTGTAATGTCTTATGTAGACTTCACTAAATATGCAGAGGCTCTAAGAACAGATGCTTACAAAAACATTCGTTCTGACGAAAAGGCTTACAATCAATTCAGAGGATATGAAATAGAAACAGTTGCGGGTCTTCCTGAAAACACTTTCTATTTGGCTATCCAATGCCCTGATACAACTTCGAATGCATGGGTAGGAATTAACTCAACTGAAGATAACACTCTTCAAATGGCGAGAGTACTTCCAAATTCAGAGTTGTGGTTTGTAAAAGGTCTTTTTAAAATGGATACACAAGTTGGATTCGCTGACCAATTCGTTCTTTATACAACATTAACAGCGTAATTTTTAAACATAAAAAAACAATAATAAATGAAACATTTAATAATTGCAATTTCTATTCTTTTGTCTGTATGTGTTAATGCACAAACAGTAACGCCAAGATTTGGAACTGGAGCAAACAATGACAATACATTCAGAACATTAACAGTAAACTATCAAAAGCCAGTAGATGCTACTGGAAATGATACAGTAAAGTTAAACTTAAATGCATGGAGCAATATCGTAAGAATTGACACATTGAAAGATTCTTTGAGTATTAACTTCACTCCATTAACTAAATGTTTTTATGGAGATAGAGTTCAAGTTACTGTAAAAAATGGTGCATCTGCAGGTAAAGTAAAATTCGTAGGTTCTAATGTAGAAGTAGGAGCATCTGGATTAACACTTTCTATTACAGCAGCAAAAAGAGCAGTAATAGAGTTTGTATTCGATGGTTACAAATGGCTTGAAACCAATAGAATTGTACAGTAATGAGCTTCCAAAAAATATTTGACGGGCTGCCACACGTCCGTACTATTTGGGTAAATGAGAACGGGGACTATTTTTTAGTTCCTCGTTCAAATTGCCAAATGGTCAACAGAGGCGATGCAGTTGAAACGTTAAATGTAGATAGTGAAGTTCAAAAAGAGGCGGTGGTAGAAACTATTTCAAAAAAGAAAAAAAAGAATAAGTAATGAATGACATTATCTTCATAAAAGGGCAAGGCGGTTTAGGTCGTCCATTGGCTGGTGAAGATTATATTTCAGGGCTTTTATTCTACGCTGACAATGCAGATTTACCAAGTGGATGGGATACATCTAACCGAGTAAAAGCAATATATTCAGTAGTAGATGCAGAAAGCAAAGGAATATTATCTGATTCAAGCGATGGTACGGGTGCGACTTTTACATACTTAATTACAGATTTAGGCGCAACAGGTGACGGTCTTAAATTAGTATATACAGGAATAAGCGGAGCGCAAACAATAGTAAGCTATAAAGTAGCTTCAACTGAAACGACAATAGATTTGCAAGGTGCTGCAATTACAGCGTTGATTAATTCAACATCATATCAAACTAATGTTTCAGCTTCTTATAATTCAGGAACAAACACGATTACAATAACGCTTCCAAATAGTGAGGGATTATTTCCAAATTCAGGAACACCAGTTGTAAAAACAGAAACAGGCACATTTGCAGGAACATTAGCGCAGCCAAGCGGAGGCGCACCAAGTAAACAAGCTGTGTGGCATTATCAAATAAAAGAATTTTTCAGATTAGCACCTAAGGGTGTTCTTTATGTAGGATTCTATGAAATACCAGCAACTTACGACTATACAGAAGTTACTTTGATGCAAAATTTTGCAGATGGTACTTTAAGACAAGTTGGAGTTTATGTTGATGACAAGGCATTTGACGACGGGGATTTACAAGTATTAAATGATGAAATAGTAGATAATTGTGATGCAAATCATAAGCCACTTTCAGCTATTTATGCTGGAGATTTAAGCGCAGTAAATGACCTTTCAACACTTGTAAATCTAAACACATACACAGCTAATAAAGTTAGTTGCGTAATAAGTCAAGATGGAGCAGGATTAGGCAATCAGCTATATTTAGCTAACGGAAAATCAGTTCCAAC